TTTGATATTATATGGTGATTGTAAGGACACACTTAAGCAGTTTAAATGTAAAGCAAGAACATGTATTACATCCCCACCTTATTACGGACTTCGCAATTATGGCGATGAAAGTAAACAAATAGGACTTGAAGATACACCTGAAGAGTATATTCAAAACCTTGTAGATGTGTTTAGAGAAGTAAGAAATGTACTTACTGATGATGGTACATTGTGGTTAAACATTGGTGACAGTTATTATAACTATCGACCTGGTAAAGGTCAGGGATTAGTTAAACAAACTGTTAGCAATACTAACCAAGATTTACCTAACAAATGTGCAAGAAGAGGTAACAAACTAGAAGGATTAAAAGAAAAGGATCTAATTGGTATACCTTGGATGTTGGCATTTGCACTGAGAGCAGACGGTTGGTATCTTAGACAAGATATTATATGGCATAAACCAAATCCAATGCCTGAATCAGTTAAGGATAGATGTACTAAATCACATGAGTATATTTTTCTATTGAGTAAGAACAGAAACTATTATTATGATCACGAAGCAATTAAAGAACAGGCAGTAGGTGAGCGTTGGGGTGGCAACAAACCTATCAACATGGATAATACTAAGGACACTAACAATCAATTCAGTGGTCTTACAAGACCTCGTAAGATGGTCTATGATAAAAGGAATAAGAGATCGGTATGGAAGGTTGCTTGTAAACCTTATAAGGGTGCTCACTTCGCAGTGTATCCACCTGAACTCATTGAACCTTGTATCCTAGCAGGATCTCAAGAGGGTGACGTAGTATTAGACCCATTTATGGGTTCAGGGACTACAGCAATGGTTGCTAAGAAGTATAGTAGATCATATATTGGATGTGAACTCAACAAGGACTATGCCAGTTTACAAACTGACCGTATTTCCACCATTCCAAACAAACTTCCGTTATACTAGGTTCAGTTCAGTCAAATTACTATGACATTTCAACTCGGATCAACCACTTTCTCTTCTCGCTCTGATGTTGAGTCTGATGCACGTTTACTTGTATTAGATGCATTACAGAATGAATGTGACAATGGTGATCAACTGTTATCATTCTTAGAGAACTGCTTAAGTTACAGTGAAGTTTCTATTGGTACTGATACCGATGGTTCAAATAACTACATCTTCTCAGGAAGTGTTGGTTAATGTCAATAATAGTGGACACTTTAATTAGTGTCCACTAATTCCCCATCTCATACCAATTTGACCTATAATAACAAAGTACACAACACAGGAGACCAATGAGTAACCAATTTGTATCAAATGTAGATGGTGCAGTCATTGAATACTATCATAATAATGATGGTACACTATCATACAAGTTAGAAGGAACAGATTGGCAAGATTTTGTAAGGGAAGATAGAAGACCATATTCAGATCAAGAATATAACGAATTCCTACACATCTTGGAGAACAACTGATGAAACTTGTTACTTATTCATTCCGTATCGTTGCTGATGAAGGTGACGAACCAAATGCAGTTCATTTATGTGAAGAAATACAGGCATATTTGAACAGTAATTTATATTATGACGAAGTAGACGAAGAAAAGATATTTCATAGAAATGCTGAGGTTATAGGTTATCATGTAAAGAGTGATGATTACGTGCCATTTCAGGCACAGGAGGAGTATTGATGATTAGTCCATCCCAATACGAACAGTTTCACGAGTGGTTAAATCAATGTCCCACTGAAATACTACAATACATTGATAATACTGACAACATAGTTGTTACCATTGCTCAACCATCTTATGAGGAGGAAAAAGAATGACTAAGAAACTATTCATTCCAAAATATGCACATGATGAAGAAGGTCTTCCAATATACCTTAAGGGTTATGAATACGATCTCTTATTATATTGTTTAGAACAACAATGGTCAGAGTTCTCTATTGATGAAGCGAAGGATGCAGATAATATTATTGATAAACTATCCAAACTTACAGAGGTAATTTAATCATGTTCCAAGACTTCACAAATGACATTGCATATTGCATCCAATACTTAGGATGTAATCACGAAGAGACCGATGAATTGATCGGTTGTGCTGATGATATGGGTTTAAGTGTACAATATTTTTGTGAAGAGTTTATATTTGGTGGAGAGAACATCGCAAAGTATCACGATGAAGATCATTTAAGTATTGATGAGTTCAATACTATTCATGGCATCTATTTTGAGGAGGTTGAGTAATGTTTTATAGTAAATCATTTGGAAGAATCTTTTGGGTTGATGATAACCACGATTTCAAATCATGCCCACAAAATATAGATGGTACTGGTGATTTTGATCAAGAAGATTATGTATCAGAGTGGACAGAGTGGGATGACGTTAATATGGACAACCTCTTAACAATTCACATGGCATGTTTAAACATACTATGGAATCATGCAAACTCAATCACAATTAAGGACGGTCTCTAAATGCACAGTCATCAAATCAAAGTTAATAGATTCACTAGATCTGGGAATCATGGTAAAGGAATACAATGTCCCAAATGTAATGAATGTTTTAATGTGTACCATTTCGCATGGTCAGCACTAACATGTCAGTCATGTAACACAAGCGTTGACAAGTATGACTGGTGGTTGGTATGATAGATAATAATATTGCATGGAGGTTAGCATGAACATTTTAGATTGGATTTATCGTGCTATTATGACCATCAATGTTGGTACTCACAAGGGTGAGGACATTGAGGATGGTACATATACTCGGTATGCAAATCCAAATGCCACACAGAGCGAATTTGATGGCAAGAAGATCATTTACCACAATAGGGAGGATCATGCCAGTTTATAGAGATTATGAGATTAGAATCAATCTAAATGAATTGATTGAAAAGAGAATACCCACGTGTAACATATTACATAAAGATCATTGCTTAACTGAAGCACAAGTTGCTGAGATAGCACATGATATTAATATGGAATTAGATTTACATCCCATATTCCATCAAGTTGATGAACATATTATGAAATATGTTGAAGCAGCAGGTATTGATAATACTGAACACTGGGTTGAACCACATTTACCTGACCTTGAGGAATAATGACTATTGAACCATACAATGATACTGGTGTACATACTAACGTACAGATCACAATAGATCTTAATGAGTTAGTATGGGCAAGAGGTGAATATCTTAAACAAGAAATGTCACACAATCAAGCAGAGTACTTAGCAGAGACACTGCGAAGGACATTAACTTGGGACACAATGTATAGCATGATAGATCAGACTATACTAGAGTTCTTTGACTGTCACGAGCATCCTGAGATCTGGGATCCGCACTATGGTGAGATTGCAGGTGATGAACCAGCAAAGTCCTTTGAGGAGGCACAGAAGCGATTTAAACGTGATTTCACGATGATTACGATAAAGAATAGTGCATGGGAGTTAGAAGTGCCTATTCGTAAGGACAGATTACAAAGTGTCACAAAGGATGATGCAGAGGATCAAAAAAATGGTATTATATAAATGTTGAGAGATCACTAGGTTTCTAACTACTAAGACATCAACGCAAGGCAAGGGTGAGCGACCCCAGATGCGATTCTATGAATCAACTAAAGGAAAATGCTCTTTATGTTTGGAGACCTCTTGTACTCACGGTAACTCATCCGTTATAAAAAACGAGTTTTGAAGTTGTAAATCTTAGACATGACGTTAGTGTAATTTACTTACCCTAGTCTTTCAACACCACGTGGTATGACTTAGTACCTGACCATTGTGGGCAAGGATCTATGGTTGTCTCTGTTCAGCAGGGAAATTACGTCCTTTAAGTCCTACTAAGAGCAGTCGGGTGAAGCACCTCTTGAGCATACCACACCTTTATTCATTTATGGAGTTAAACATGCCATCCGCAGTTAAAACTAAAACAACACAAGAAGTAGCGGTGGAGCAATATACAGAAGAGTTATGCAGAGCATTAGAAGAGTCTTACAAGGACAATCATTTAAGATCAATGGAGCGTATGCACCTTGAGAGTGCTTCAGAGTACACACGCAATGAAATTGAAGCAACAAAGAATGGTACTGCTAACCTTATGAAGTTTAAGGTCTATAATGGTAGAAGATATTATAAGATTGTAGCACAAGAGTATGATACATTCAGAGATAGAAATGAGTATCGTGATGGAAGTGTTAATGCATTTGTAGATAAGAAGACTGGTGACGTGTACAAACCAGCAGGTTGGGCAAAACCAGCAGAGCATGTAAGATATAATTTATTAGATGAAGCATCAAGATCAGAGTGTCTTGGTCGTGCAGACTGGGCAGGTGGATACTTATACATGTATCCACATGGTTGACAATCATATCTAAATACGCTAAACTATTAAATGTATCACCTCTTTTATTCATGTCTCAAGCAACTTACATCGTAGTATCTGGCACTGCATTTGTAGTGGATCAACCAGACGGAGTACCATACGTATGTCAAACGTATGATGATAACTCATCAAGATTCTCAGGATGCCTGAAATTAGGTGTTGACTGGGATTCAGCAACAGAGATAGCATGGGAAGATATGGATGAAGATGATGTTGAGGAAGTAGCAGTAATATGTAAGCATTTGAATGATCTTGCCAAGATACAGGCAGCATCACGTCACGTCCTTTAATTCTCTCTTACTAACATGAAAAAGAACTTATTCCACGAATACATCTCGGAGTTCATTGACTTCCGCTTTGACTACGCAGATGGTGATGCAGTAGTCCGTCCAGTACCAAAAGCAGGATTGGATGATGATGGTGTAAAGAAGTTTTGGAGACTGTTTTCAAGGTATCCCAATGACTTTGCAGCATCCGCAGTTAAAGCGTTACCTAAAGATGTAGAGTTCGTATCCTACGATCATCTAAATAATGTATTCCAGTTGAGAGCAAAATGACCACTTGGAACATAGACGACAACGATAGTTTCCGCATGTCTCACCGCAGGGATGAGATATGTGAGCATGTCGTAAGTCGTCTATTGACGCTATTTGCGGAGGAAAAGTTTGATGATGCACTCTGTCTATGCCAAGAATACCACGAATGGATGGAAGAAAGTATGCTACATAATGAGCAGACAATCTTCTATAATGAGGATGAACTCAAAGAATTATTCCATTCCCTTGAACGATAGCATGAGGGAAGATCTTAAAAACTTAATACTAGACTACATTAACGCAAAGAATAAGGGTCAAGACAAGGAAGCAGAGAGACTACTTGAAGAGATCAACATTCTACGTATGGAGCAGAAAACTTAATGGCACGCACTCAAAAGAGTTTAGATGCTAATTTAAAGAAACTAACTACAACATCACGCAGGAAGAAATGGGAGAATGATCCCTATAATCCTGAAGTGATCTCAAATCATCCTGATGCACCTAAGTGTCCAGCATCACGTAAATTAGAACTGTTTCCACATGGGAACACATTTAAGATACGTTTCGATGATAAAAGAAAGAAAGATCCATTGCCTGTAGCATGGTTCAGATATTATTATGATGCATGTGAGCACATAATAAAGCATAATCTCAAACCCCAACATTATTCATTAAAAATTAGGAGTGACAAATGCCCTTAGTGATTATCGTACTTGGTTCAACATCTATTGGTGTTGCCCTTGCATTGTACATACTCAGAAAGTATGATCCACATGTATGATACAATAAAAAAGCACCCCTTAAGGGTGCTATGTGACAGTTATTGATTTGGATTCATCGCAGTATGTCCTTACATATTTGTTTACTGGTGTGGTCTTGCTCGCTCGCTACCATACAGGCATAATAATCATTTAATCTCGTGGTATTGTCATCTCTTGTATTTGATGCATGTAATGAATGATTCCATCCTCTTAGTTGATTTTGCGATACGATGTTGTGCATGACCTTTATCTCTTTAAGTGAACTCATAATATAGTATAGATTTTGGTTACATTGCCCTCTAATGAATACACTATTATTTATGTTAAATGTACCCAAACGAACACATAATTAAATAAGACTTAACTATGCATAATTACTCACTATGACTGAAGAAAAAGACTGTACAGACCAATACTTTGACTGTGATGCCGAATGTGACATCAATGATCAAGAATGTAAGGATGAATGTGTTACTGACCTAAAAGAATGTGACATATCAACCGTAAAGGATGAAGGAGAACTAATTGCCGAACTATTAACAATAACATCATTACTAGGAGGAAAGATGCAACGATTAGAAACAAGTAATTCAGTAGGAAGAACAAGTAAGAAGATAGTCATTGAATATGATATCAAGCAAAGAAATTAAAGATCATCTTAAATACTTACAACGATTAAAACATGACCTGAAATATGGTTATAAAACACCCTTAAGAAAGAGAGATAGACTACACAATGATAATATTCATAATAGGATACGTGATAATGGTTCTAAATGAAGGATTTGTTATGATGAGACATGTATCACCATTGTTTGCACAAATAAGACAAGAGTTAATCAAAGACTTTGGTAGTAGATGGCAACAAATCCATAGTACATTAGATTGGTTATGGATAGTATTAATAGGAATAGGGTTGTGGATAAGTGTAGGTCATAGGGTTGTGGAATTGTGGTCACTTGGAGTGTTTTGGGTAGGTGCATTGTGCTTAATATATGTACCAAAGTGGTTGAGAGAGAAGGCAGGTTGATTAGTTGAGAATTGTTCTCAGGATACTATCCTTTAGTAACCATCCGCACATTGGTATGACTAGGGTTTTCCACAGTGGTTGTGGATAACTCTGAATCATTTAGAAATGGTTAAAAAAATATAGGTAACGTGCTCTCTTCTTGTTGTCTTAGCGTGCATCCTACCGAAAGTCAAGGAGTAGTGTGACAGTTCTCAAAGTGGCACAGAAACCCTCCAAATCCCTCTGAGGAGGAGTATAATAAAGTCATAAATCCAAAAGATTCGGAAATCTCACTTTTTAAGTTTTTCAACATTTTAAAAAGTTTGTTTTTTTGACTTTTTGAGTTTTTTAAGTTTTAAATCTTTTCTATTTTCTTTAAAATGGTCAAAATCAATGGCATATTCGATGATTTGAACTCATCTGCCGTAAAAACAGTTAAATTTACTGAAAATACTGTTATAATCACATATAACAGTAATACAAACAAAGAATACGAGTTTAATTGTGAAAATGTATTAGAATTTACACAATCATTCCTTAATTGTATATCAAACAAGGAAAGTGTAGGGAAATTGTTACATCAAAGCATCAAATCTGGTGCTCTGACTGAAAATAAATAGTACACAATCTTTACTCATACCAATGACTAAACCTACTAAGTTAGATCATAGTAAGTACAATCAATTAGACGAAGACATAGAGGATTTTGGATATAATATTAAGAACGTCAAGAGATCAGGTAAAAAAAAGGTAGCACGTTTCAAGGAATATAAGAGTTGGGAGGAGGACAGTTATTAAGGTGGCACAAGGAAGGTAGAAATGGTAGGGTGATCGTATATAATAGATATGGTTGAGCAGCAGTGGCAAAGAGATAGGTAGACCAGTTCACAAACTGTCCACTTTTCTCCCCACTGTTGCCAATCTCGTCTATAATAAGAACATGTCAAACAAAGTTCCCAACATGATCACACTTGAACTCACAATCGAAGAAGCACAAGCATATGTCGCCTCTTTGGATCGTGCTCTTGACTGCCCTTTCATTCAGGATGATGATGAGTGTCAAAATCTTTGGACATTAAATGCCAAACTTGACGCATCAGTTGAAGCATCACTAGACCCTGTGGTTTAGTGATGTTTTTCCACACCCTGTTGAAAACTTTTATTAACCTATTCTTTCTTACATTCATGCGTAAACTTGAAAAGCAAATGAACTTCGCAGTGTCCAACAAAGGCAACTGGTCTGGATCTAATACAATGGTCAGATACAACGATGCTTCTAATTGCAGTTCTGTTTATTTACATGGTCATAACATCGCTACGTATGATCATAGCACACAGGCATTAAAGATATCATCATGCGGATGGGAGACAGTGACTACGAAGTCACGTCTAAATGCATTACTTGATGAAGTCAAATACGGTGCAGGTGTGTTTCAAAAGCAATTTGAGTGGTTCGTAAGTTTCAGAGGTAAAGTTGTACCATTCTTTGATGGTATGATATTACATAATTCTGAAACTCTCGAAATTGCGTAAACTTAAGAAACGCACTTTTTGAGTTTTTTCAGAAAGTGCGTTTTTTTGTTTTTATAAAAACTTAAGATTTAACAGAGCGTGTTTTCCACATGCTGTGTTATAATTAATACTAACCTCGCTCTAATCTATTATGGAAAATGTTAACAAGAATCAACAATTTTTCATTAATGAATTAAATGAACAAAGAGAAGAGTTAATTAATACTTATGGAGAAGAGGTAGGTATAAAGAAATGGGTTGAACAAGACTACTACGACGGAGAATACTATATTACACCGAGTTACAGATAAAATCAACACACCGTGTGCCACTAGACAAACTGCACACGGTCAGCTGGTTTTTTATTGAAATGTGCTCACGGTGTGTTATAATGGTATCATGTACAATTCACATTCTATGAACGCTGCCCAACTTGATGCCATCGCTGAACAGTATTCTGAAATCATCGCAGATGGCATGGATTGGAAGACCATGTACCAATATGTTTACGATAATCTCTGTGATTATCATCAAGGTTTGGGATACCATGACCTCAAAGAACATATTGAAACATATGACGAAGACCTGTGGAAAGAACTATGTGACAATAACAAAGATGTCACATCATGGACACCCGATGACAAAGGGGTCACAACTTACTCACTGAAACCAGGTGAGACCTTATCATTTCCAGTTCACAAGTCAGCCGCCCAAGACAGTTGAGAAACTGTCACACATTTTTCCTATTTGGGTCGGTTGCGTGTGTATAATAAGGATATGAATAAATCAAATCTTCAAGAGTTTTTTCCTTCACTCCTCGAAAAGGGTTACACAGTTCGCGAGATCAACGAGTCTTGCCAATCACATTTAAAGCGTGAGGTTCCCAACGATTTCAAAAATCGTTATTCAACTTACGAAGAATATTTGGAAGCGATTTCAGATTTCATGAACGGACTCTAAGGAGTCCGTTTTTTTAGTGCATATGTACTATTCGGGTCAGCCGGATTTTTTGCATTAAAATACCCCTCTTGCGAGGGGTGGATTTTTTAGTTTGACTCTTCGATTGCTGTGTCGAGAGCGAGTGAGTAGAGTGCTGACTCATCCGCAGGGGTTAGGTCTCTGAAAAACTGAGTGACCCATGAATCGAAGATGTCCTCTGCACGTGCTTCAACGAAATCTGTGTTGTAGGTCATCATAGGGTGAATTGCTTTACTCTTTAATAATACATGAAAAAAGCACCCTGTGGGGTGCTTGTGTGCAACTTGTTAGACTGTCCACTGCTTAACTTGATTTACGAGTTGAGCGTGATAGGGAGTGACAAAATCGAAACCCTTGCGAAAGTCCTTGACTAATTCTTGGATCTCAAATGAATGGATTGCCCAACGTGTTTGAAAATCCTTGAGATAGCGATCACCTGAAATGAGGTTGCGAGTGCTTGGACGTTTCAGGGTTGTGACCTTTGCGACTGCCTTGCCACCTTTGAAGGTTGTGACGGTGACTTTGCGTACTGCTGCTTTTTTAGCAGGTGCTTTGCGTGTCCTTGTCTTGCGTGCTGGTTTTGCTGCGGTTGACTTGGAGACGGTTGCGGTTGGCATACGTGATTTACGTTTGTACTCATCCATTATAAACACAGATCGACCCATTTGGACAATATCGTTACATAATGAAACAAAATTCTGGCTGACCTCGTGCCAATTATATTAGTGGCACACACTTTCCCTATTCTCACTCAAAATCGTTTATATTTAAAGAGTAAACAAATTACAAGCATTTTATGAACGGTTGGAAAGATTACGAGACTTGGAACGTCGCTCTCTGGATTCAGAACACAGAGTGCCTTTACAGACTCGCACTTGAGTGCTGTGGATTCACAGAATTCAAGAACGTAATGAAAAACGACTGTGGATTCTTTGAAACACGTGACGGCGTGAGATGGGATGACGCAAACTATTACGAAATCCAATCCATGTTTAATGAGATGCACGCTGGCACAGACCTCAAATATTGGGGGATGTACTAATGAGTTTTTTCAAACACGTGCAACTGCATGAGTACGACATCACAGACAAGGGCATCTCTCAAGCATGTTATGATGAAATGAAACTCGAAGGGTACATGTTACCTGAAGATGAGTTGAGAGTTCTCGCTGATTACAAGCGTGAACAGTTCAAGGATTATATGCGACCTCTATTCGCATAAAATCCGGCCCGAATCCAGTTGACAAACTGGCACACGATTCTCCCATACTGCGTGAGAATCGTTTATATTAAAAGAGTGAGGGGTTTAAGCAACGGTCTACGGACGCACTGACTACGCCCCCCACATCCATTTTTCAATCGGAGACTTATGTCCAACCTCGCAAACGAAGCAATCCTTGAAGGAATTTTTGACGACGAATTAACCAAACTTGAAGCAAGGTTAAACAAAGGAGTCTACTCTGAGGATGAGATCGCAGACAAGGCAGCAAGACTCGCAATCAAAAGATTTGAAGAGTTGTGCCAATAGAATAACTGGACACCCTCGCCCCACACGGTGAGGGTTTTTTGTTATACTTGTAATGTACCAAAGATTTTTTATGATCCGACTCGAACTAACAATGGGGAGAAACATCCCCGACAACGGCAGAGTCACCGACCCAATGATGGATGATTTCATTAGACGCGAGGTGATGCCATTAATGGAGTACGGAACATTGATTGACGGCGAAGGGTTTTGGAAGGGTGAGCGCGAGGATTGCAAAATTCTCTACGTAGAACTCCCAGACTCTGAAGTGGATGAAATGCTGTTGAATTTCAATTGTATTGCAGCAGCATACAAAAAGCAATTCAGACAGGATGCCGTCATGATCTCACAAGTTCAAACCCAAATGAGTTTGAATTGACATCATACAACATGCCATACCTTCCCAGGATAGAAGGTATGGCAATTTTTAAACTGGCACTAAGACTCTTGCGCCGTGCCTGTTCTATCCTATACTTACATTGTTCAGCAAATCACTCTATGCAATCATCAAAAAACTGCATTCGCTATTGGATGCCATTCGACCAAGGTCAACCAAGGCACATCACGTTTAGCAGTTTCGCGAAAGCACAGGAGATGCTCGCATTTTATCAAGGTGCTGGCATTCGTTGTGAATTCACATTGAACCACGCATGAGATTTATTTTAGTCGGCGTGGTCTTGGTCGTTGGGTTACAGGTTGGAACCACAGCGATAAAAAAAGTTGATACCATCCAACAAAACAAAATGGATCAACTATGCAAGATTGATCCCACACTATGCCAATCGGAATAGTGTCCACTAATGCCCCCATTCGGGGCATTTTCTGTTTATACTTAAGACATGAACAACAAAGAACTAAAATCTTTCTACAACGGACAGGTCTTAATGAATGAGACCGCTTCAAAAGATCCAGTTGTACTTGCTGCTCTTGACGCAATGGCAAAACGCCAGTTTCAAGCACTCGAAGTTCCCACAGGTGGAACTTGGTATATTTCAGACCGCCACTAAGCGGTCTGATTTTTTTTGTCGTTCAACTCTCTTTTTCTCTACATCATGCCAACAAGAACAGAACTCCCCAAAGGTCACAAGTTCGGAAGCGTAGCATCTCCTTCACACTTGCAACCTGGAAATCTTAAGTATGCACCTGGCAGCATATACGTTTGGACATCAAAGGACAACGCCGTGACTAATGACAAGTCACAATACCTCGCTGTCAAAATTGGTCTTGCTGTCGGTGGCGAATCTGCTGCATGGGAAATCATGCAAGGGTCACGGACTAAACTCGCTGGTGACCAAATTATTATTGACATGCTCGCAGTGAATAATTGTGGTTACTCTGAGGATTGGATTCACACCCTACTCCGTAAGCAAGGATATTCAACACTACACGGACATGACCATAAAGTGCCTGAGCGTTATAAGCATTTTTATTCTGAGCAAGCAGGTGGCAATGAGTGGTTTGTAATGACTCGTGCCATGCTAGACAAATTTATGACACGCCTTGCATTAAAATCATATGAGAGAAACGGCAAACCAGAGGCATGGAAATCAGGTTGGGTTGGTGAGACTGCAAAGAATTCACCTGTTAAATTCAAATTGAACGCCATAGACCAACCAACCGCAGACATGACAGGTCGCAGAGGTGGACCGATTAAGGAACAGAAATTGAAATTCATTTGGGATTATCGCACACTCACAGGATTTGCACCTGTCGGATGTGTCACCACAGATCCACAGTGGATCGCAACACGGTGAGCATGGGCAGTGATTTGGGGGTTGCGCCCCCTACCCCCTTAGCCCGAGCGAAAATTCAAAAGAGCTAACCTACAAAAGTATCCAGACGACAGATAAATAAATTTGAAAATGGTTTTTTTAAAACCTTAAATTTGAAAAAAATTTCCGCGGTAAAAAATGACTGAAAAACCCGAACTAAACTATGAACACATTTTGAATAACTTCGATGAGTTCTGTGATGACTTTGAGAGTCGAGCCGCAAACGCCTTCTTACGTGGAGATCAAAATGATGGAAGAGTTATTAGCAAATCAGAAGAAATTGGAACAGGCACTCCTGATGTTGTCAGAGAAGTGCCAAGAACAGGAGCAGAGGATATCCCAGCTCGAGCGGCCATCGTTACTGTACCGACGACCATCGTCGAATGAACACGAGAGTCTCTCTGATACTTTAGATTATTTGCACAATAACGTCGAGGGTATAAAAGTGGATTTAGTAAAATTCGGAAATAGGATACGATAATGGGAATGCAAATCGCCAGTACAATGACAGTGGACACCGCAAGTTCATCGGGAAATTGCGTCTGGAACCCACAACCACTTGCAGGATCCCCGACACCTAATACTACAATATATGTTGAGAAACAATTGTTGAAGTATTATAACAGTGGTTCGACACCTGCGCCTGTACCTGGTAGTGGTATTGGATGTACACCATCATCTCGTACTATCGTTGACAAGGATCTTCAAGTGCAGAGAGTTAAGTTTAATAAGAAACCTATTGCATTACTTGGTGATACTTTAATATGTGGAGTTAGTCAGAATTCTCGTGCCTTGACTGGACCTGGTATTGGTGCTACAATACACATAGGAACACGAAGAGGCGGCTAATGGCACTTTACAACAATACTAATTACTCTGCTGCTCAGCCTAAGAAGACTAGGCAAGGCAAGAGTCAACACACAAAACTCTCAGCAACATCTCGCAATGCTGCTCGTAAGCGTTACAGAGGTCAGGGCAAATGAGCATGAAGGGCGTAGGTTCTGATCATTTGTGGGAACAAGTCACTAA